CGATAACCCAGCCTACAGGTTGGCTCGGACTCACTACTCTATAGGAGGACCTTATAATGTACGAAGGGCTGTCCACTCAAACAAGGAACCTAGATAATCAAGCCAGTGAGGAATACATTTTCACTGGCCCAAACCTAGAGTCCCGTGGGCCCGCCCTTGTGTACGGTGGTGGCGATCAGCTGACGAAGTCGTTCAGAACAAAGAACGGCGTTGCGTTGACTGATGTGACTGCCACAGATTCGGATTATACGTCGGGTTCTGGCTCACAAATTGATTTTGCCAGAATGCTTCGTGCCGATGCCAGGTTGAATCCTGGTCCTAAATGGGTTGGGCACGGCAATAATCTTGCCACGCTTGATACCGGGCACGAATTCTACACAGTTAAGAGAGAGATCGAGTGGAACTTGCAGTCCCACACGATTAATTTCTTCTCTGAAAGATTCCAGAGGTACGTGGAGTACATTGGTTATGCACTCCCACTTCTACCTGTATCTGGAGTCTCCTTCCCCTCACTCAACGAACCGTCAGAACAACAGAAAAACATTGACGGAGCGCGTTTGTGGGGTAGGGCTGTACCGACTAAACCCGAAGCCTCTGCGATCCAGTTCTTTGCTGAAATGCGGGAGAAAATGCCCGCGATCACAGGTCTCGAGCTCGTTCATGCTGGGATTACTCGTAAGGCAATTGCCGGAGAGTTTCTCAACATTGAGTTCGGGATCAAGCCGTTCATTAACGACTTGCAAAAGCTGGCCCTGTCTGTTAAGCATATGCACAAAATCGTGCAACAGTACAGGCGGGACTCTGGAAAACAAGTCCGGAGACGCAGAGGTACCCAGGAGGTAGTAACCTTTGAGGAAAACGCGGCTGAAGGTGCCACCGGAGCCCCTAGAGTGGGGTTCTTTGAAGGTGACATTGTAGGTCGCGAGATGTTCGAGGGCAATGATGTAAACTACCCCCTGCAGACGACTGTTACGGATATTTCTCGTAGCAACGTCTGGTTCTCAGGAGCCTTTATGTACTTTCTCCAGGAATCGCAACATTTTATTGCGAAAATGGATGAGTACGAGGCCCAGGCTAACCACCTGTTGGGACTGGAGTTAACTCCGGCCCTTCTCTGGGAATTGACACCGTGGTCCTGGTTGATGGACTGGAACTCCGACGTTGGTGTATTTCTTAACAACGCGGAGCAACTAGCATCCAACAATCTGTGTATGACGTATGGGTATGTTATGCACGAAATCCGTGCGACCCGAACGTACCAGATGACAGGCTTGCGACCCCGTTATATAGCGGGCCGTACGCCAGGTAATGTCCCTGGTTCTTTACGCATCGATGCGACAATTTCTTCAAAGTCGCGCGTGAAGGCTACACCCTATGGATTTGGCCTTGATCTTCAGTCGTATTCGGCTGAGCAATGGGCCATTCTCGCCGCTCTGGGTATAACCCATGGTGGCGGAGGAAGCGCGGGTTGACCCGCACTCCCGGTGCACAACCGTGCACCGGCACGCACTACCCCGTTAGGGCAATGCCATGTCTCTTTCTGACCCACAATCCATTACAATCAGCGGGACCGCAATTAGTCTTCCAAAGACTAGCGTTGGCCCGAATGCCAGCAGCTATACAAGCGCTGACACGACGACCATCGAGACGGTCTCTCACCAATATGGTAAGAGGACCCGTCGCGCGATCAAGCTGAGTGTCTCCAAAGTTTCGGCAGACGTTCTTGTGCCGTCCAGCAACGTTCGTAACAGTGCTTCTTGCACTGTTGTTTTCGACGTTCCTGTCAACGGTTACACCGTCGCCGAGGTTAAGGCTGTCTGGGACGGCTTCGCCGCCCAGCTTGCAGCCAGCTCTGGAGTTTTGGTCACCCAAGTTCTGGGTGGGCAGAATTAGTGTCAGTCCGGGCGTCCAGTAATTGGATTTCCGAGATCGGCCTAGTCCTGTCGGTAATGGAGAGGTTATGGCTAAGGAAGCTTTACCCCACTAGAAAGGCGGGGAAGCTTGAAAAGCCTAATGTTGCTCCAGCGGTATCTGCTCGCAGACGCGGGCAGAAGATGCAACACAAGCACCACTCTCGACATGAAATTGATCGAGAGACGTTCAGAACACGAGGGGTTGTCGTTTTTGACGATAACCCTACCAGAGTTCGCTAAAGACTTCGAAAGAAGCCTAGACGAGGGCTCTGTTGGTCACACCGCGTTTCTCAGTTTCAAAAAGCGCGGAGGTCTCCCCATATTTCTTGGAGGTTTCCTTGACCTAGTGTTCGATCGAAGCAGTGGGCTTTTACTTTCGTGCCCAAGCGTCGACGCCATACGGTATGTTAGGCAGCTTACAATGTTGTTTAGCAAGCTGGAGGTGGACTGCACCCAAGAACGAACGGATGCAGCGATGCTCGCGTACGTCAAGTGTGAGCAGGACGTAACAGCGTCTGTGCTAAAGCTGTCCTCGCCTGAAGTTAATCACTTCAGTGATTTCAGCCGGATTGCGCAGCTCCTTTGGGCTGACTTCCTTTGCGCGATAGATACGCGTATCTACAACGAGGGAGTCATTCCGAAGCATGGTCCCGGTGCCACCGTCGATAAACTTCGCGGCAACGCGAAATACGACAATCTCATGTGGACCCGCAGACTCGAAAGGTTCTTCCCTCATTGGGAAAACCTCATCTCGTCTGAGTCCTTTCTTGATCGGACGGACCGTGTTACGATCCTCGAACCTGAGGCGGAGGTACCTGTTAAGGTTATCTCCGTCCCTAAAACGCTCAAGACGCCACGAATCATTGCCATCGAGCCTACTTGCATGCAATATATGCAACAAGGGGTTCTCTCGGCTATCGTGCAAGAGATCCCTAGCAGCAAGAACGCTAGGAATTTCATTGATTTCGAATTTCAAGAGCCAAACCAACGGCTCGCGAAAGAGGGCTCCATGACTGGAGCTCTGGCCACACTGGATCTCAGTGAGGCTTCGGATCGCGTTTCGAATCAGCATGTACGACTCCTTTTAGCGCGCCACCAAATCCTCGCGGACGCGGTGGATGCAACGAGAAGTCGGAAGGCTGATGTGCGAGGCCATGGGGTTCTCCCTTTGGCCAAGTTCGCGTCTATGGGTTCAGCTCTGTGCTTTCCCTTCGAGGCGTTGGTCTTTACGACCATCGTCTTTATGGGGATCGAACAGGTGCTTAGTAGACCACTCACCGTACGGGATGTTGAATCCATGTACGGTAAGGTGCGCGTCTACGGGGATGATATTATCGTCCCCGTAGAATTTGTGCTTGCTGTTGTTGATAACCTCGAAACCTTCGGGTTAAGAGTCAATGCCAAAAAGTCTTTCTGGACCGGAAGGTTCAGAGAGTCTTGCGGCAAAGAATATTTCGGCGGTGAGGATGTTTGCATCGCTCGTATCCGAGATATGTTACCTCGCAACAGGCGGAGTGTTTCG